AGTCTGAGGTGTGGTAGCATTGTCAAGACGACGCTCAACGTCTTTGATAGCAACAAGAGTCTTGCCGCCGCCCGTAGGGACGATGATTTGACCCTTGTCAGCAGTCAGCATAGCGTCGAGAGCACGCTGCTGGTGGGGGCGAAGTTGCATAACGAAAGGGGTGGTGCGCTGTCGATGAATACAGTATAGGGCATCAGGACGCGCTGGTCAAGACTATGTGTCAGTTCTCAAACTGGTCTCCAAGACTCGAAACGACTCGCTTCACGCTTGAATACTAAAACATCAATCAAATCACCATCGGCAGTGAACACATAAGAAAAATCAATCTCTTGCTCAGGATGATCAAGGAGAGATAACATCCACTCTCTATCATCATCTGTGATTAGTTCATAGTTTTCATTAATTCTTTGAGTGTAGTCTTCAACTAATTTTCTCTTTGGAAATTCTGTCTTTTTATATTCCCAACGCTTGATATCAAGCACAGTTTGGTTGGGATCTCTTGGCATTTTATAATATCTTGAGTTGTAATCTCTTCTGGTGTGAACAATAATCGTGCCATCTTTCATCCAGTCGATGAACACCGTTTGAGATTGTGTAGCCAATCTCTCCATTGTTTTGCCCAATAATGATTCTGTATTTCTAATACGCTGAGGATTTGTTTGCATTCCAATAGTATTACCATCACCATCAATAATGAATCCTTCAACAATAATTTGAGTTGGATTTATGTCTGCAAATGTATTAGAAACTACCTCTCTAAAATCGGTGTTGGCATCTAAAAAAGTCAGAACGTTATACCATTCCTTTTTTTCTAGGAGATGCAACATGCTCATCTCTGTAGTTACATAAATTTTTTCAATACTATCATTATAATAAATCTCAATAAACTTAGTTTTACTCGCTGAGTAGTTTTTCCCAGGATCTAAGAATTCAAAGTTTAAGATGTCTTGTGCTTTTGCTGTTGCTTCGGGAGTAAAGATATTTTCGTAACTATTAGAAACCACAGAAGTACATACTGCCCACATTCTTTCATGAGTATGAAGCAGTTCTCTTCTGGTGAGACTATAAACTTTGGATACGTCGTATTCTTCTGCGAACATTATTCGTTTGATGCGAGGATTTGACCATTAGGACCATAGACAGCATAGAAAATGTAGTCTTCTGGTATAGCACATTGCTGCAAACTATCAGGGAATACACTCTCACACCACTCCATCGCCTCTCTTACATTATCACATATGATAAAAGAAAACTCAGATTGATGTAAGGCAGTCCATACATCTAGTGAGAGTGCAGACTTATATCTATTCATTGATGCATTGATAGCATCAACATTGGTGCTGTTGTTCCAACCACTCGAACGTAAAAAGATCACAGCACTTTCTCTGCGTTGTGCTGCATCACCAATAAAATCTGTTAGGTAATCAATAGTGTAGTTTGCGTGTAGCTCCATTTAATTTCCAAGCGATTGTAACTCGTAAAGATCTAAAAGTTCTAGATACTTCTCTGGCATAGTGATATCTATCACCATTGAAAAATACTGCTTTGTTTGGAGAAGGTGTTACATGTGTCCATGTCTCACCATCTTTATTTAAGAAAGCAGTTTCACCGCCATCTAATGCATTCCAATGTCGGTTTGCATAGAGAATAAAAGTTCTGCCATCATCATAATTACTATCAACGTGTGGCATTGCTTTGTCACCGTATACATGTCCATTTGCATAGACATGTTCCAACTCAAGTTCTGGTTCATCAACCACTTCTCTTATGATATTTAGCAGATAGTCAGTAAAAAATCGATTATCATCTAATTCCATGACCCAAAATGGGAAAGCTTTATCATAATTTGGATCATCTGGGTCATATGATCCATGACCATATCTCCATTTAGGTTCAGCAACTTCTTTTAAAATTTGGACAAAATCGTATTCATCAAAAACATTATGATAGATTTCCATATTCTCTAATAAAATTAGTTCTCACTTGTTCAAATGGCACCAAAACTTCTGGTGGTGCTTTAACTCCATGTTTCTCTTCCCAATATTTCATGAGTCTTTCAATACTCTTACCAAATGAAAGAATTTGATTACGCATGAAGAAGTCATCAATCAAACTAGTTGCCCAACATAAAGCAACACGTCTAATACCTGAAGTGACAGGTTCAACACGATGTTGCAATCCAGTTGGATAAATCAATGCTGATCCTGCTTTGCATTTATATGCCCACTCTCTATCACCATTGGTGAGTAATAGTGCCCCACCTTCATACTCATCAGGTTCATTTAGAAAGATAGTAATACTATGATGTGTCTTGATACCTTGAATCGTAACGTTATCGACATGCAAATCATAATAACATCCCTCATCATACTCACTAAAGATAGGAACTGTCATTTCTTTTAGTATGTAAGTAGACTTGAAAACACTACTACTTGTGATACCATCCTGAATGATTTGCAAAGACTTTCTAAATTGTGATGTGGTTTGATCCATCACCTTTGTTTTTTTGACAGTCTCATCTACTACATTATCATCTTTACTAACAATAGTTCCTTGTTTAAATACTGCATCATCGTAAAAAGAATTAATGAGTTTCAGTTGGTCAGAATTAAGAATTTCACATTCAAAAATCATAGTTTATTCCTCTATTTGAAACAACGACATATCAAAATCTGGGTAGATTGCTTCTGCTTGCATGAGTTTAATAGCATCAAAAATATCTTTCTTAACTTTTCTTCGACTAGTTCCTCTCTGCTTAGCATAAATTAGTCTATTAATCATTCTATCATCAAGGTAGTCAGATGATGCATCATCGTCATACTTCGTCCACTGATTAGGATCATCTGGATCCATAAATGCTGGTGCTGGTGTTACACCATCTTCCAACATATCATTGGGATAAATTTTTCTATAGTTTTTGGGATCAATAGGATAGACTGCTTGCCACAATGACTTAGCAAAATCTAATGGTGTATCAAATTCTTCTGGATTAGCAACAGCAAGAGATCTAATCTTTGCTCTCCAATCAATCCAACGCTGCTTCTCTCCTTCATAACTATCAACAACATCTGGAAGAATTCTCCAATCAGATGAAGCAAGAATTAGTTTTTTCTCTCTAATTCTCTTCAACCACTTGGTTTCAAAAAAAGAAATTTCTTTCTCAACCGCCTCAATTCTCTTGATTGCTTCCTGAGATTTAACAGCACCAGCAATAGCAAACAGTGCCTGTGCCTTTACATAAAGATCATTTGCTTGCTGTACTGTTGCACCTTTAAAAGAATATTCTGCCCAATAATTAGAAGTAGACTTGAAATCATACCTCAATCTATTTCTTTGGCAGTAATAAGTGCCGTCGTTATAGTATCCGAAGAACTCTAACTTATCATTCTCGTTATGCCAAAAAGAATCAACGGTTGACAAGAAAGATTCTTTCAATTCTGCATCAATTGTAAGATTAATAAAAGCATTGTTAGTTTCAGGAATCCCAGTCTGATCCGCAGGAGCAATCAAGATCTTATCATTAATAAGATCCATTTGCAGGATTGGTCTTCTTGTAATTGGTGTTGTTGAGGTCATACTAGATGCGTTTTAATATACCATCCCGTCAAAATGTATTTATCACCCGAGAGAACCATATTTCCTTTATGAACATGTGTCATGCCTGCTGGAAAAAATACTACTGTTCCTTTTGTTGGTCTAATGCGTCTACATTGATACATAAACTCCGTTTCACCACCCTGTTCGGGTTCAAGATCATTCAAATAAATCATCCATGTAATTTCTCTCTGTGCATGTGATGCAGCAGAGTTTTCATAGTGCCATTGATGATAACCACCTTTAGGTTTAGTCTTCTGCATTTTAATATCACTGGAGATCATAGGAAGACCTTTCAGTTGACCAAATGTAGAAACATAATGCATCAAACAGGACTTCAAGAACTGATTAATTTGATATGTCATACCTGAGTTAGAATAATTACACAAGATAGACATGTCTTGTCTATTCAGGTTAGATCCATACTGTGATGATCCATCCATAATGTTATCATCAATATTAGGATCATTTTCCTTGAAGTAATCATCCAATGTATCAAAATCTTCTTGACTAAATGTGGAACTGCCTTTATCAACTACATGATCAAACCATTTGACACACTGATCGCAAAAAGATGCAGGAACAAAGTTTTCCCACACAGCAATAAAATCATCACAACTGAAGTTGGTGATCTTAGGATCATGCATCAACTCAAGTGGACGGTAAGGTTGAAGTTTTTCAGCCATAATGTATTAAAACGCTTTAATTATATATTTAATCTTGTGGAATGGTGCTATGATAGGAACCTTACGTTGTGGATCCATAGAAACTGTTGGAATCGGTTTAGTTGTGTTGTTCCAACTAAATGTTGCTGGGTTTAACTCTATGTCAACTTCTGATTGGTTGAAAGTAACAGCATAAGTAGTGTTAAATGTAGAGAGACCCTGCTTTAATGAAAGTGCAGCTCCAGGAAGATTACCATAAGTAAAATCCGTTTGAGGATCTAGAACTGGATCAAGACCTAATAGGTGAGAGTGATTCAACAATCCAGAATAAATCGATCTATAGTCCTCAATTCTTGCTGACTGATACTCAGTGTCAATAACACCAGCATTGATTTGTTGCTCAGTAAAAGAGTCGTTGACTATTAAGAAGTAGTCAGCACTCAAACCTGAAATTGCATCAAATGGCGAACCCCAGTAGTTGCCAAAGGAAACGGTTGTTACTCCAGTTCCAGGCAGAAGATCAATAAGATTTCCTCTACCGCTGCGCTGAACTTCTCTATCAAATTCCGAGAAACCGTTTCTCCAGCTTACATCATCTTCCCAGATACCATCATTGACAGCATTAGTAACATCATCGTCTCTTCTTGCTTGACCTTCACCAGGATATCTTGACGAGACATCTGTTGAATAGTATGCTCTAGCTCCCCATGGAATCAATGGATCACCATCTTCATCTTCAATTTGACCAGTAATTAAATTATGAAAGTGTTGTGGTGTGCGGACTGAAATATCAGACACAGGTCCAATACTTGCTGTCGAAGAACCATTGACAGTAAACTCTGCCTCAGCAGTTAGCAATTCAGTTCCGAATGTTCTAGGTGTTCCTAATTTAAAATATTCAGACTCGGTTCCTGATGTTTGACCTGCAGGTGTAATAACCTGCTCAAGTGGATCAGGACCAGCAACATCAACATCATCAACATACCAGTAACCACCAGTAGAACCTGGAATTTCATATGATCCACCTGAACTAGTTGAAATAACAAAAGAGGAAGATCCTCTATTGGCATCAACAATACCAGCACCCACCATTCTGACATTACGGTAATCTGGGAGATTAAATACACCCGTGTAAGTAGAAGTTGCTGTAACAAATGATGCGTCACCACCATATTGGTTGCCGATTGCTTCCCATAACCAAGGATAATCTGCAGCTGCTAATTCTCTACCATCACAAGGAAGGAATCCAGGATATCTAGAATTTAATTCGCCACTCAAATCTCCATAACCATAGTTACCATCATCAAGTGGTGTTTCTTTAACAATACCAACAACTGTCCCAATCGAATAACCATCGAACTTAGGTGATCTATAATAATCTCTAGCATTGTTAGGATCTTCACCTGCTGCTTCCCATGCTGTTTCATCGAAGTATGCATTCTTCTCAGAATACCACACACCAAGATATGCGGGTGGAATTGGTTTTACTGCATAGTTAACAGAATCTAGTTGAAATGGAGTCGCATCACCAAATGTAATTGTTGTTCTTGTGAGGTGTGAAAGTCCTACAACTGGGTCAACATTTGCATCTCCAGGTTGTTGCAAGATAATTGTAATGAATACAGGATCGCCACCAGAATCAGGATTAACTGTTCGTGGTCCCGCTACTGCTGCATCACCATTGATTGAAAATAATACTTGCCCAACGTCTTCTCCTGTAGCAAATCCAAACTCATTATAAGCAAGAGGAGCAGATGCTTCTATTGTAATAGGTAAGTTGAAATCTGTCAATCCTATAGGACCAACAATACTAACTCCACCAGGAGTTCTGTTAATCACTTGGTTAATTGGTGTGAATGCTGGAATAGTATCTGGTCCTATCCAGTTTGAAATAC